CACGATAAATATACAGTGTACAGGGTCGCTAATGACCTCAATGGCAAAGTGTATGTTGGTGTGACGACCAAATCTCTCAATGAAAGATGGAAGCACCACGTCTTTTCGTCGAAGAACAACGATTTAGTTTTTGGCGCTGCGATCAGAAAGTACGGTGAGGACCGCTTCACGATGGAAGTTCTGGAGGAGTGCGAGTCCAGACAGCACATGCTAGAGCGAGAAAAGTTCTGGATTGAAGAGCTGAATTCGCACGTGAGCCAAGGGTGCGGCTACAACATGACGATGGGCGGCGAGGGTGTCTTTGGTTACAATCACACAGAAGAGGCCAAGCGTTCCATGTCTGAAAAGCGAAAAGGCGCCCAGAACCACAATTTCGGAAAGAGGTGGGGGAGAGAGGCTCATCCGCCAGAGTTTCTCGAGATGATGTCGAAGAGGCATTCGGGTGCGGGAAATCCAATGTTTGGTCGCAAGCACAGCGAAGAAACGAGAAGAAAAATTGCCGCGGCGAACAAACGGCGTACTTATACGGGAACTGCAGTATTGCAGTTCGACCTCGAGGGTAATTTCATGAAAAGATTCGAATCAACTCAAGCAGCAGCAAGATCTGTAGAAGGTAGCGGAAACAAGATCTTGATGGTCTGTAAGGGTGAAAGAAAAACACACAAAAAGCACATGTGGCGTTATGCCACGGGAGGTGTATCATCGGCTTCCTAGATCATTCGACTAATAACATTATTATCGATGCGGTATTGACTGACACCGGTCGTAGAAAATTGGCTGACAACAATGGCAGTTTCAGAATTGCTTTCTTTTCGCTGGCCGACGACGAAGTGGATTATACCATCATCGAAAAATTTGGTCGCACAGTTGGCAAAGAAAAAATTACCAAAAACACTCCGGTTTTTGAAGCGCAGACCAAGGGCGACTTGGCTCTCAAAAATCGACTGCTAACTCTACCAGATCCTACCGTGGTTCGTCTTCCGTCTCTGTCTTTGGCGGGATCTACGGGGCTTACAAATAACACAGTGAGCTTTACCAATAACAATATCACGTCACGTGATGTTAAAGTAACGCAGGAGACTTCAGATGGATCTATTATTCCGGATGGCACTTCCGACGTTACGTTTACAGTTTTTGTTCCGGATAGGTTCTTGACTATCTCTGGTAAGACGCCACTTCAAGTTGAGTCTAATACGCGTGTAGCCAGCTATAATATAGTTCGAGATGGAACAACGAGCTCTGGCCGCGGCGCGACGGCTAGTTTCGCCCTTAGGTTGCAGCCCGGCTTAGATGATACCACATTTAATGTCTATGGCGATGGCACGGCAATTACATCTGTAGTTTCAGTAGTTGGAGATCAGTCAGGGCTCAGAAAAGAATTTGAAATTAGCATCACAAAATAGGGGTCTTAAATGGCAACAGTAGTAGGCGGAAGCTTTAAGCGCATTTCCGCAGAAGATATTAAGGTAACGCGATCAGTTCTCAATCAATTGGTCGATGTAATTCAGGAAGATGTTTCGGGCTCTTCCACGAGACGAGCATATCAGGTCTTTGTAACCGGAGGCGTAGGTCCGGGTGTGACTTCATCTCTCTTTCAGACAGTATATGATCAAGATTTCACGCTACAGACTTCCAATCCAATGTTGGATATGACGGTTGGCCTATGGTACAGTGGTTCGACAGTACAGGATGCCAAGACTGGAGAGGATACCACTGGCAAACTACTGTTCCCGTCTCAGTCTCTGATGATGCGCGAAAAGATCGACATCTATCGCCAGTATGCAGCAACCCTTTTGGGCGATGCTACCCAGGCTTTCTACGCTCCATTTGCCATCAATTCGGATCCGACTGCAGTTTCTACAGACAGAATCGATGAAGCGCTCTTTCTCTCGTACAAGCGACTATTTTCCCGGGATGGAATCAAGAGAGAGACTTACGCTGCCAGGGTATATCGAAGTGGAACAGACGCAACGGCTGCCTCCAATGTTGGTTTGACATCTACGGGTAGCGCTGGTATTTTTACAGATATCGGTGCTAGCACGAATCAACAGCGAACTTTTGGTGGTTCTGTCGGAACCCTAAAAGATGCATCAGACACTACACAAAATGTTGGATTGATCTTTTATGATGCCGGAACGGTTGTTCTGGATGCTTCTAAAGTGTTTGTTTCAGACCAACAAATGTCGGGCACAATTGATGCTATGGCTACAGCCACTACAATCGATGGAGCTTCAATTGCGGCTGGAAAAACTGTGATGGGCTCTAGTGCCGGTAATACCAGTGCAACTCTAATTCCCGACTTTTTCGTTAGCGGATCAGTTGATGACCTGGTAGATCACTTCGCTTCGACGAGATTCCAGTCTGGTACATTGACGGCTATGACGTTTCAAAATCAGACCAATATCAACTCAACTTTGGTCTTCTGTCGAGCTTCATCGGACGAATTTAATTACTCCAATAATCCGACATTTACGAACGCTGCAGGTCGTATTCGAGTTATCGATTCTGGGCAAGAAGACGTGCAGAGAACATTTGCAATGCCAACAACTGTGGGTCTTCACGATGAATTCGGCAACCTTTTGGCCGTGGCAAAACTCTCGCGGCCTATCGAAAAGAACGATGAGAAGGACATCACGTTTCGCGTACGTTTAGACTACTGATAAAGCAAAAACCATTGAGATCAAGCCGAGCTATAGATTGAAAGAAGAGATAACGTGTGTTAAGGCATCACGTGTTACAAAATTCTGCGATCGCCTAGGCATGGTTTACGAAATTTGGGATGAAACCAATATTGACTAGAAGTATCAAGGTTTAATGCGGGATATTTATCATCATTCGCATAATTGACGCGAGGAAGTTGTAAAATCCAATGGCGATCATACGAATAAATCCGGACAGTATTGAGAGATATACCCTAGTAGCAAACCCTAGAAGAACTTTTTCTTCTGCGTCAAACACTATCTCTAGCGTTGTCACGCCTGGCATCACCGGAACTCTGCCGCTTTTCGCTGACAATACCAGCGTTTTCAAAGATATCGGTAATAAAAATCCCAATAGCAAGATTTATTCAGACGATTCTATCGAGAGCTTTAGAGGTACGGTTTCAAATGCCATGAAGTTCGCGATAGAAAACTCAATAACGGCATTTCCAGTTTTAAATGCCTATTTGAACAACGTAAACGCCCTGACGTCTTCTGCCATGTACGACAAGAGGCAGCACGTTATCAGATTTGAGCCAGGTCTTTCGGTTGATAATCCAGACTATCAGCGCAAGCAAATTGTCAGGGACGTTCTGTTTCCTTTTTATAGGGGATTCTACCCTTCCCTGCAGTATTCCTACACCAATTATCATACTCTAAATTTTGTCACTAGCTCATATCTTTCTACCACGGCAGCGTTGATGTATCCGGCCGGAACTGGTACTGTAGATTTAGCTGGCAGCAATCCTTATGCTCCTGATACTAGCTTTACATTTGATTTTTATATCAATCCGAGATATACAGAAGAAAATGTTGGCGAACCATATAATGCCGGCACGGTTTTGCATCTCTCTTCCTGCTATGCGATTAGCTTAATCACGGGATCGTCTCAAGCCGTTGACGGCAAAAAAGACGGCTATAGGCTTCTGCTGCAGCTAAGTCAGAGCGCGCAGATACCGCCGCGAAATGTATTGATATCTGGCGACACAGCTAGCGCACCCGGCGCTTCCACAGATTCAGGTTTTCTGTTTGTTTCAACTGACAATAGCTTGAAAAGAAATACTTGGCATCATGTGTCTGTCAGATGGGGAGGAACGAGTGTCCAGAACGGTACCGGCTCTTTCGTTATCGACGGATCAGAAGATTCAACTTTTGTGATCACTTCTGCTTCTGTCATGGCACCAATTCAAAGTACTGCGAATCTTTTTAATTCTGACGTGCTTTTTGTCGGAAACTTTTATGAAGGCAGCAATACTGGCAACGATGCCATGGCCGGTTTCTTTAATACGATAGATGCCAGAACACACGGCACAATTGTCATGCCAACTCCAGCTGATTCAGATCCAACTGACTTTAGCATGGTACATCCCTTGAACGCAGAAGTACACGATCTTAAAATTTTCAACACTTACCGATCGGATCTACAAATTTTAACTTCTTCTGTGTCTGGTTTTGAATGGGACGCAAACTATAAACGTCCTGGCGTCTCTGGTTCGAGCCCTTACTTGTCAGGCACATCAGCAGCAGAAGGCCTTATGTTTTTTGTGCCGCCATTTTTCACCAAAGAGTCTCCTCTTCGCGAAGTAAATCAGACTCCTTTTCAAGCGAGAACTGGCTCGACAGACGATCCTTTCAACACAGCAATGTCTTTTGGCGTTGATGGACTAGAACTCAATCTGCAAAATTTCACGAGAGAATTCGTCAGGGCGTTTTATCCGCGACCTTACGGTATTGAAGCTAGCAGAAATTTAAGCTCTCCATCTCAAACTAACACAGCCAATTATTTCATTTACGAGAGTCCGTCCAATAGAAAGCGCAATGCTTTTATACTTCCATGCGATAATGGTAAGTTCAATCCGTATTTTAGAACACTGCTTACTGGATCAACTTTAGATCCAGCAAGTGGTTCCATTCTAGACAGATTCACAAACGATTTTGGCGGCTTAGATCTTTCTCGTATTAATTTAAATAACCTGGTTTCTACAGAAAACTTGCCCAAGGTGACCGACGAATACACGTTTCTGGGCCAAGACGGAACCGGTTCGATTCTAGATCCTCTGTTCGGCGCTACCCCAGAAAATCCAGACTTTGCTCCAGGGTTTGTGCCAAAAATTTTGCAGCGCACAAAAGATCCTTCTTCAAACGAAGTCGTCTTCTTTGATATATCTAACATGTTTTACGGCGACCAAATCAAGCCACAGTCTGTCGTGCTAAAAGACTTGGCCGTGACGGGATCAGCCGGAAGAATTCAAGTAACACTCAAAGATGACGGATATGGTAATCTATATAGAGCTGATTCTGTTTCGCCACACGCTACGTGGTCGTCTGTCGGCAACGTGATATACGAAGAGGGGATCATCATTGTCAAGTCCCCCAACCTGCCTCTTTTTGGCTCCGACGCTTGGGAACTAAGCTTCGAAGGCGAACGAAACATACATGTCCTGGAAGTCAATGTCCTGGCCGATAAAGGCCTCATCAACTCCTCTTCCAATCCCACCTATCAAAAACTGATCCCGACAGACAACCACAACGAGACAGCGAAAGAATTTGTTTACTTAACGGGACTACAACTACACGATGATAATCTAAACGTGATCGCTCGAGCCAACTTCGCTCAGCCCATAGTGAAGAGAGACGGCGACAGATACACTGTCCGACTAAGGATGGATTTTTGATCGTACTGGGACTTGACATTTCGACGGCCAACATAGGAATATGCACGGTAGATTCAGAGAGCTTAGAGCTGCTTTCAGCCCATGGGCTTCCTATGTCAAAAATCAAAGGCCTGTACCTTAAGGCAGCGGCCTTCGAGGAAAAATTAAGAGAAGTGATAAAGGAGCTAGCCGCGCAAAATTCGTGTCCGGATGCAATCGTCATAGAGCAGTCCCTACAGGCCTTCCGGCGCAACATGTCGTCGGCAGGTACGATCGCTAAACTCAATCGCTTTAACGGCATGGCGAGCTATATAGCAAGAACTGTAGTTGACGTGCCTGTCCAGATGGGAAATGTTGTCTCGGTTCGAAAACAACTGGGTCTCAAGCTAGATAGGAAGTCGCCGCTGGGCACGAAGGACCAAGTGCTCAACTGGGTCAGCCGTCAGAATCCGATGCTGAACTTTGACTGGCCCACCAAGATATTGAAAGGCGGACCCAGCAAGGGCCAAATGCGAATAGAGGATTACTGTTACGATATTGCTGATGCCTTCGTCATGGCATACTGGGGTGCCCAGTTTTTGAAAAAAGAGCAGCTAGATCCATATAATGTTTGAGTGAGCACAGAAAGAAAGCGCAGGGTGAAGCTGTTGCAGGGCAGTTTTGGCCCTGGTATCATTGACGCGCAGAATAATATATTGCTATGCTGCCCCAACTGCAAGCCCAAGCCCCGTCCGGACAAGAAAAAACTGGTGGTGCACTTAGAGACGGGATGGTTTCACTGCTGGGTCTGTAGCTTTTCAGGTAAGAATCCGCTTTACCTCTTTCGCAAGTTTGCTACTGCCAATTTACGACAGTGCGCCGAGCTATTCAATTGCGCGCGGATAAACACGATCACAAAACAGGGGGAGGCAAAGCCTGAAGTGGCTTTTCCCAGCGATGCCAAATTGGTAGTTGGCAGTGCAGATCCTGATGCAAAAGCCGTCGTGGCCTATCTCAAATCTCGGGGACTTTCGGTACTGGACATGTATAGGTGGCGCGTCTGTTATTCTAATAAGTTCAGATTTAGACGTAAGGCCATCTTTCCTTCTTTTGATTCAGAGGGCAACATGAACTATTATGTGGCTCGAGCTATTGACGAGACGAAATACAGATACAATAATGCTAAAATAGCCAAGTCGACCATTGTATTTAATGAGGTAGATGTCGACTGGAGTCAGCCTGTGATACTAGTCGAAGGAGTCTTTGACGCCATAAAATGTCCGGACAATGCCGTGCCTGTTCTGGGCTCTACTCTGTCTAAAAGCTCTCTGCTGTTTGAGATGTTGAAGAGGCATCAGAGCACGGTCATAGTAGCATTTGATGAAGACGCCGAAAACAAGGCGCACGTAGTTTGCAGAAATCTGAGCAAGGCAGGCTGCACCGTTTTCAAGGCGGATATTGCCGGCAAGGATCTGGGCAGCAAGACAAAGCAGGGTGCTATGGAGGCTCTTAGGACTATAAAGAGATGGTCCGACGACTCCATGATCATCCACAAGATATCGGAAATTAAAAGCGGATCAATCCTATGATTAAAGTAGCGCATTTTGGAGACGTACACTGGAGAAGTCTGTCGCGTCATCAAGAGTATAAGAGGAGTTTTGAGGACGCCTTTAAAAAGCTGGAAAAGCTGAAACCCGACGTCATTTTGGTGGCGGGAGACATTGTGCACTCAAAGACACAAGGGATCACGCCCGAGCTCATAACCTATTTGACTTGGTGGTTCAGATCTCTGAGTCGACTGGCTCCGGTTCACATCACATTGGGAAACCACGATGGATTAGTTCTGAATCCAGACCGCGAAGATGCCATCACGCCTATTATTAATGCCATCGGCGATCCAAATATTCACCTTTATAAAAAGTCCGGCTGCTATCCTTTGATGTCAGACGGCAGTTATAACCTGGCAGTCTTTAGTTGTTTTGACGAGGACGGATGGGATAATGTCAGTCCGGCGCCAGACGGTATCAATATCGCGACCTATCACGGTCCGGTGGTAGGCTCCGAGACGGACTCAGACTGGAGACTGGATAGCGACATTCGCGCGGACTTCTTTAAACAATACGACTATGCGATGCTGGGAGACATACATTGCCAGCAGTTTTTGGGCAATAGAGTGGCCTATTGTGGCTCTACCATACAACAAAATTATGGAGAGACTCCGGGTAAAGGCTTTCTATTTTGGGCCATTGACGGCCGCGACTTTAAAGTTAAACACATCGAGGTCAGGCACGAGTCTCCATTCATCACTTTGCAATACTGTGGAGATTTGGACGACTTACAAACCCGCGTTGAGGATCATCCAGAGAGGTCCAGGTTTCGTATTAGAGTTGATGACTATGTGACCCATGCTGATCGCAAGCAGATTCGCGCAGCGATAAAAGGCGTCGCTAAGCCTCTCGAGATAGTCTTCAAAGTGGACTCAAAAGAGGCCGACAATGAAATTGACGCCGAGTTTCTTGATGACCACGAGTCCATATCGAGCTACGAAGACGTTTGGTCTCTGGTGCAAGAGTACTATGCCAGTACAGAACTTCATACCAACATTCGCGCGCGAATGTCGGCGGCCTTAGCTTCAGCTTGGAACACAGCCAAGATCTCAAACGATATCGCATCCGGCCGCTGGTCCCTGAGAAAACTTGAGTTTGACAATGTTTTTGGCTACGGAGAAAACAACGTGGTTAACATTGATTCGACATCAGGCATCACAGGCATTTTTGGCAAAAACAGAAGCGGCAAGAGTTCGATCTGCGGCGCTATGACCTACGCGCTCTTTAACGGAACAGACCGCGGTGCCATGAAAAATCTACATGTCATTAATGCCAGAAAAAATTTCTGTCGAGTTAAGGCTATGGTTTCAAAGCAGGGCAATAATTTCTTGGTAGAAAGACAGTCCGTTAAAAAGTCAAATCGAAAGGGCGTAGTGTCTGCCGTGACACACCTCAACTTTTTTGAGTGTGACGATGCAGGCCATCCCACTAAAGATCTCACCGGCGAACAAAGAAGAGAGACTGAAAAAGAGCTCAGAAAGCAACTGGGAACGCTGGAAGATTTTCTGATGACTACACTGGCATCTCAGGGCGATATTAATCGATTTGTCTCAAAGGGATCTGCCGAGAGAAAGTCCATCCTAGCTAAATTTCTGCGACTGGACATTCTGGAGATACTTCAGAACATTTTAAAGACAGATGCCAATGCTGCTAAGGCCGTTCTGGCAAAGTTTCCGGAAAAAGAGTTTGACGCGCAGATTATCGATAAGAGATCAAAGATCGAAGCGCGAAAGTCAGATAGAGACCAGAAAAAAGAGGCGGTGCAAAAAATCACGCAGATTCTCAATGATATTAAGTCAGCGCTGGACTTCAAGGGACAGACGGTACAATATACCCATGTTGAAGTTCAAGAGCAACAGAAAAAAGCTGCGGATCTTGATGCTAAATTGGCTGTGTGCACAGCCGACACTGAAACAGCCAGACTCAAAAGCGAGTTAGTAGCAGAAAAATTGCAGGAGCTGCTAGGACAGGCTTCTGAGATAAGTGTGGAAGACCTGCGCGCGACAAAAAATAAGATTGTCGATACTGAGCGCAACCTGTTGATTGCCTCTGGTGAAATCGATTCCAAGTCGGTCCAGCTCAAAGCCGATAAAAAACAGGTCAAGAAACTCTCCAACGTGCCATGCGGCGACGCCTTTCCTACCTGTAAATATATCGTCTCAGCGCACAAAGCCGAGAAGTCCATGTTGGAAAGAAAGGAAGATCTGGCCTCCACTAAAAAATATGCTAAGATGCTAAAAAGTGAGCTCAAAAAGCTAATGTCTGAGAATGTCGACGCAAAACTGTCAGAGAAGCGCACCCTGGATCAAAAAGTCGCAGTACTTAAACAAGATAAAAATAAGCTAGAAATGCAACTGGTCAAGCTTGAAAACCTGCAGAAAAACCTGGACAGGCAGATCACACAAGAGAAAAATAAGCTCGATAAGATGATGATAAATCTTTGCGACGACGAGACGGCAAAACAGAGGGAGGTACTGATCAAAAAGCAGAGACTGGCCGAGACGAAACTGGGAGAGGCCAATGGCAAAATCCAGTCGCTGTCGGAAAAGATCGGACTTTTGACTGCGGAAGTCGATCAATTGGTGAAGGACAAGGAGTCCTTTCAGGAAAACACCTGGCAGTATAACTCTCTCAATCTACTTCACAAGTCTCTGAGGCGGGACGGCATTCCGCTGCAGATCGTCAAGAGAAAGCTGCCGGTAATCAATCGAGAGATCGCAAATATTTTGACGGGTGTGACAGGCTTCACAGTGGAGCTCGAGTCTAACAATGCCGGTATGGACATTATATTGGACTACGGCGACTCGCGTCGGGTCATTGAATGTTGTAGCGGCATGGAAAAGATGATGGCCTCGCTGGCCATTCGCACGGCTTTGATCCGAGTTTCTTCTTTGCCCAAATCCGACATGCTGATTATAGACGAGGGCTTTGGCGCGCTGGATGCTTCGAACGTTGAAGCTTGTACTTCTCTATTGAGAAGTTTAACAAAAACGTTCAGGACCATTTTAATCATATCACACATCGATTCGGTCAAGGACGTGGTTGATAATGTCATCGAGATCTCGAGCTCAAGCGGACACGACTCAAAAGTCACATTTCTTTAAGGGCAGTTATCGCCTGGTGGTCAAGCCTTTTACTGAGGCGTGCGAGTGTCCGGTCTGCCTTTTGGTCTTTAGAGACGACGAAGACTTGAATAGTTTTCTAAAATTCGGCGCGTGTTCTTCCTGTGTGGATATTTACTACTACCCGAATGCCGATCGATGGGATGAGGGCTGGCGGCCAAAAATAGAGCAGGGCTAAAAATGACATTTGATGAAGTAAACGTACTGGGAAATCTAATCAATACAACATACGGCAAGCAGTCGTCTCCGAACGGGGAGTATTCCGTTAAATGCGATCTGGCTGGAGACACCATGACGCTCAAATATACGACTCTGGTGCACTTTGCTTCTGAGCACGGCTTGAGAGACCAAGTAGATCGATGTAGCGAAGAAGCGCACCAGCGCCTCGGTGATTACTTGGCTATGATTAAAAGAGGCTTTAGTGAAGCGGCTGGAGCCGCCCTTAAAACAACCGAGGCTGGAATGTCGGATAACGTTGAGCTGATTCAATCGACTTCCAATTCCCCTAGAAAGATTGCCTATTATAGGATGAATCACGCGCTCAGACTAGGGTAGCATGGCAGGACCAACTGCTAGCCAGGCTAAGCAAATAGTTAAGTGTGGCAAGGATCCGGTATTTTTTATAAATAAATACGGGAAGATTCAACACCCACAACGCGGCACAATTACGTTCGATACATATCCTTTTCAGGACGATTGTGTCAGGGCTTATATTGAGCATCGCTTTAACATTGTCGTTAAGTC